ACTTTTATAGTACGTGTCTTTATCTATCTTTCCGTCAGCTTCAATATTTCCAGAATACCAAGCGGTGTTCCTTATTCGATTTGCCTTCGTCTTACTCATTTTCATCGCTTTAGATAATAGCATATAAATTAACGTCCATATAATTTCTTAAACAATTGTTTCTTTTCTAAAGATTTTTTTTCATCTAGCTTTTTTTTGTCTTGTCGTTCTTCCTCAACATCATCCATAAAGAACGGCTCTATATCTCTGGTAAGTGAGCCAGAAACAAAAGGAGAAGCCTCTCTAATAGCGTAGCCCCTAACTAAGTCAAAGATGTTCTGCCTGCTTTCTGGACTTGTAATGTCTTCTTTAAATTGAGACGGCATTTTCTTCGGTAAGCTTTGTTCATATTTTGCCTTTTCCGCTGCACTAACTTTTTTACCAGTTCCAAGAACTCGATAGGTCTCTGGATTTTCTGATAACGCTTCAAAAGATTTTTCTTTCTTTATTGCTTTTGGTTTGACGGGCTTTGCATTTTTTAATTTTTCTCTCTCTTTAATTACTTGATTAAAAACACCTTTCGTATATTCCGTGACGCTCGGCTGATAGCCATTATCAAGCATCATTCCAGCAATCTCTTTGTTATTAAAGCCTTCTCTTTTTAACTCGCCAATAAAATAGTTATTTGATTTTTGGTCAAATGGGTTTTTCTTTTTTGCCTCTAAAAGGTTCTCTACAATTTCTTCACCTTTTTTAAGGTCTTTTTCTTTTACAAAATCATTTTTTACTTTAGAAAATCTAGCTGGTTTTTTTGGTTTGAAATAACCAAATAGCCCACCTTCTTTTTTTTCAGCACTCTTCATAATAACCTCGGCGGCTTCTGAAGATGCTTTTTGATAGTCGGCTCTTGCCTTCTTTAAAAGTGGAATCGTTAAGTTATCTATATCTTCAATGTTTTCAAATACAACACGCCCATTTAACCAATCGTCAAAAGCTTGCACGCTTGGAAAAGATGATTCCAACTCATCTATAGAATAGCCTTTTTCTTGAATTGCTTTTCTTATTTTGTTCGGATTTTTTAACGTCTGCGCATCTGAAATAAAGTCAGGAAGCTCTTGAATCTTTTTAAGTTTCATAGCGGCCTCTTCTTTATTTTTAATGGCATTTTCTTTTGTCATTCTTTTTAGTTCTTTTTGCCCTAAAGGATTTCTCGAGTAGCCAGTAATAGGGATGCCAGCTTCCCTCATCGCTTGACGGCCTCTTGTTATTGCCTTATAATCGGCAGCTGTATTTAATCCAGCGGCCGTGATGATATCAAAAAGAGATGGATTAGCACGGTCTTTATTTGTTTTTTCGTCATAGTATAATGCGTCTGCTATTTCAGAAGCGACAGGGGCAAAAGATGCATTTCCAATAGTCCTTGGAATAGCTTTTGAATATTTTACTCCTTTAAAAAGTCTTGAAAATGGGGCTGCTGTTTGTGCTAAGTTTTCGCCAATATCAAGTGCCAATTCTCCTTTTTTTATTTCTCCATCACCGCCTTCCAAAATATCTTTTACTACGCCTTCTTTTGTTCTTGGTATTACGAATGAACCAACAAAACCGCCCAAACTTTTTTCGTAATCACTAACTACTTTAGCTCTTGCCCCTTTTATTCCTGCTTCTTGCATCACTGAAGATACAAGTCTCTTGGCTTCTGTGTTCCACGGTAAACCCATGTTACTAAATGCGGCTTTCTGTCTTGAAATAAATGCCGTGTCGCTCTCGCCTGGAGCTTTTGACATTACATACAAATTACCATCTTCATCAATCGGCTTATATGCGTTTATAATGTCCTCTGGTATCAACAATTGAGTCTCTCTATTACCAGCATCTTTTAATGACTTGCGTCTTTCTTCCTCTCTAGCACTCCTTTTTTTTGTCGCTATCTCTTTCGCATATTCAACAGGTTCAAAAAGATCACTATAAAAACGAGTTTCAAACATTTTTAGTAATTCATTTTGTGCGTTTTTACTCTCGTCAATAGATCCATCACGCATAAGCCTATCAAGCTCTATGATTTTAGAATAGTTTTTTTCTACTATTTTTTTCTCTTTGTCTCCGAAGTCTATTGGATAAAAAAAACCTTTTGACATTAATAATCTTCTCCTTCAACTAAGTTTAGTTTGTACGTATTTACGACTTCGTTTCTTGATAAATTTTTTCCATAAACGACTTTGTGTAAAGTTGCAATGTCATCAATGATATAACGGTTATTACTTACGTTTCCACCTTTTACAGTTTTATTTTTTAGGTTTTCAATTGATTTATAAGCCTTATCCTTTCTATCTTTTAACGCACTCTTGTTTTTTTCTAATTTACTTTCAAACGACTTTAATTTATCCAAAGTTTTTGACGCATCATCTTTTTCTAGTGATTGGAAAGTATCTGATAACCCAGAGAATTCTTTAATAAAACTATCGTCATCTTTTAATCTATCTACTATACTTTCGATTTCTTCGTATACAGAATCATCTGTTTTTATTTTGTCATCGTCAATTAAATTAGATTCAAAAGAACCAAATTTTATTTCATAATTTTTCTTCATGTCGTTTGCTCTTTTCTGAAGGGCATTCCTTTTAGCCGCTAGGTTCCTAGCCTCTTGCGATTCTTTAGAGCGTGACTTTATCTGTAGTGTTAAATTATTTATTTGGTCTTCAAGGTCTTGAATGCTTGATTGCAAAGATAAGCGATTGCTCTCTCCTATAGCTTTTCCTGTTTCTCTACTTTCTTTTTCTGCTGCGGTTCTTGCTCTTAGTGACTCTTCTCTATTTAATCGCCCTGCCTTTGCTTCTACAAATTGAGCAGCGATTTCTGGGAATCCGTATCTATTCCCTTCTCTCATAATAGCCTCGTCAGTTAAGCCACTACCATAATTATCAAGGAAGGCTAAAAAATCTTTTTTATTTTTTTCAGTTGCGGCATTTTTTTGTTCCGCTTCTTTATTCCCTTTTAGCTTTAATCCCAATCCGATCAAGCCACCAATAGAGCGGCTTGTATTTCCATAATCACTAGCAAGACCTTCTTCTAAAGGCTTTGTATTTAATTGATTTTGAAATCTGAATAAATTAAAATCAGGCATTCTCTTTCACTCCTTTTTGAGGAATAAACGCACTCGCAAATCCAAGAACATCTCCAAAAATAGAACCCAATGCCGTTGGTGCAGACGCTTCTGAAATACCCAAGTTCGCTAGTGCTTGCTGAATAGATGAATCATTTTGTAATTGAGATAATAGAGCGTTTGTAACACCCTCTTGTGTATCTCTCACTGATGTTTGATAAGCGTTCGCAACATTTCCCAAATTAGAACTATAAGCTGTATCTTGATTTTGTTCACGAGTTACGTTTCCAATATCAATGTTTAACTCGTCTAGTAACTTGTTATAATCAAATGATTTTTCTTTGTTCATTTGTTCTTGTGCATCGCTGTATAGTTCCCTTGCTTTATCTGATGCGACGGCTTGAAGTTGCTGCCCTGCACCACCACTGAATAGCCCACCTTGCCCAGCTAATGTATTTTGTGCGGCTTGTGTCGCTTGATTAATCATATATGATGCGTTGGGGTCTAAGTAATCACTTACTGTTTTATCCCAATCAAAATCACTAACTTTTGAGCTATCTACAGAATAGTCTTTATTACCAGCTTCTTTAATGCTATTAATCCAATCACTTACTGAAGAAGAACCACCTAGCTGATTTTGCAGATTTTGGCCAGTCCCTTTTATTGATTCCAAAATTTGGGCATATGTTTGTCCAGATTGGGCAAGAGTATCTTGTAACGTACTTTTTGCATTATCATACGCCTTTTTTTTACCCTTTACATTAGTAAGGCCTATTGCATCTGTAGCACTTGAAATGATATCACCTAATGCCATTTTATTTCCTCATTGTTTTAAAATTAAGTTCGCTTGAATAAATGCAAGGCCATCTAATGAAACATCTAATGATGTCTGTTCCTTACAAATATAAATTTTATTTGTTCTTTGGTACAAATTAACCCCGTTTATTTTCTGATAAAAATTAAAGTCTAAGGTGTAGTCATATACAGCATTTGGAAGATTAAGTTTTTTAATTGCAGATAAATTAATTAATCCATTTGATTGAAGGAGTCCAACCATCCCATTCTTTATTAGTACCAACGGAAGTAAGTCTTTTGTTTCTGAAGAATATGGATTTGTTACGTTGCTTGTTATCATTTATCTACCGCACTCTGTATAATCAATAATAGCTTTAGAAATATTAAATGGGGCTGGGTCAGTCATCGTTACTTTGAACGCAATTCTTTGTGGTCTTCCTAAGTTTCTGAAAATACATCTTGAGTTATACTCTCCGATTCGACCTGCCTTTGCCCACTTTTCTCCAACCCATGTATAGCCCCCATCTACGCTTATCATTAGCATCACATTAGGATTATACCCCTCAGGCGTTGATCCATTCATTTGCTCGTCGTATTCTTTTTCAATATTCGTTTTTCCAGAACTAATTATTAGTTCTAAAGAATGAATTATCACCTTTTTAAAATTGTTGATTATTATGCCAGTTGTTCTCGAGCGTTCTATCACTTTATCGTTATAATCTGTATATTTATTTTTATCTAGATAAATTAATTTATCTTCATTAAAAGCACCCATTATTATTTTATCTGAATACTTTATAGCGAACGCAGGGAACCAACATTTTTGCTCATTGTTGATGTCTCTTGTCGCTCTTGTATGCCATTCATTTTCATCAAAGTCATAGCAATAAGTTCTATTAGCAGAAGGGAATGATATAACATAAAATGTGTGTTTCCCGTCTACATAACAAAATGAGAATGCATCATCTGTTCTTGAAAAGCTTTCTATTTGCTCTTCTATCCATGCTGAAGAAATCTTTTCAATTCCCTGCCCATCACTTACCCAAATGGCATTAGTCCCTACTGATGACGCACCCAAAAAAATTAATTTGTTATTAATTGAAGAAACGCTATATGGTGCCTTACATCCAATTGAGCTATTTTTTGTAGACGTTATAAAAGGTATGTTGATATTATCTTGCCATCTATACACTTGATAAGAACTATACCCGATCACAAATAAATAATCGTCCATTGCCTTTATTGCAACTATGTTATCACTTCTGAACTCCGCTTTTATATAGTTAAGAGATCCCATCCAAACATCTTCTGTGACTAATGTCCCATCAACATACGAGCCTTCGGAAGGTGGGTAGTATTGATTATCGTCTGCTGTTACTAAAGTTCCGTCCTTTTTCATGAAAGTATATCTCGTCATATACTTGTAAAAAGCATAATTGTTATTAATGCCGTTTGGCTTTCCAAGCTCCGAATAATAAAAGTAATCACTGTCTTTGTCGTTACAAATGATTCTGTAATTCAAAGCCGTAATCATTGTAGGCTTTATGCTTATTAGCTCCCCAGCCTTTTTGGGTAACTCCATCACATCGACAGATACTAACGAACTTTCAGTTTCTAAATTAATAGTGTAGATATTAAAAGATGAGCAAATACAAAGATGCGCAGGTACTCCGCTTGTCTCAGCGAAAGAAACAGGCTCACTATTGTCTGCAACATCGCCAATATAATCATAAGAAAAATCATTATATATTCTGTAAACCCTCGCCCCATACACACCATACAGCAAAGGTGTTCCAGCGTTATAGCTTGTCAGCGGGCTTGTTGATGCAATGTATAAGCCTCTGCAAAATCCACCTAGTTGCGATAATATTGTTCTTGAGCCAGTAAGACTTTTTAGTACTTTGTTTGTGTAATGCTCATTAGATTCCAGAGTTTCTGGAAACATATTAAAATTTTCTTCATGAGAAAGAAAATCTAAATCTTTATACTTTGATGATCCACCAGT